TATAAATGCGAACAAGTCAATTTCGACACGCATATTCCATGGGCAAAACTCGACCAATGGGCGAAACACCCTGACTTCCAGAAAAAATTGGCGAATTTAACGCAAAAAACCATCGCCTTAAACCTCATTATGATGGGGCTAAACGGAACAAGTCGCAGTGAAACCTCCGATTTGTCTTCAAATCCGAAACTGCAAGACGTGAAGAAAGGTTGGCTACAACAATTACGTGATGATATGCCAACACATGTAATGAATGGTGCAAATACTGAGAACAAAATCAAAGTGGGTAAAGGTCAAGCCAAAAACCACGGCTATGAAAACATTGATGCCTTAGTGCTTGATGCCGTCAACACCTTAATTGATGAAGTTTACGCCGATGACACCGAATTGGTGGTTATCTGCGGTCGTGAAATCTTAAACGATAAATACTTCAACATCGTTAACACGGATTTAAAACCGACGGATGACCTTGCAAGCCAAGTGATCATCTCACAAAAACAAATTGGTGGTTTAAAAGCGATTCGCGTCCCGTTCTTCCCGAAAAACTCAATCCTGATCACCCGATTGGATAATTTATCCATCTACATTCAGGAAGGCTCAATGCGCCGTTTCATTAAGAACAATCCGAAACGCAACCGCGTAGAAGATTACTTGTCGCAAAACATCGACTACAAAGTCGAAGAATACGGTTGCGCGGCATTAATCGAAAACATCACATTCGAAGATAAAGAATAATGGCTGAACGTCTATCACCCGCACAAATCCATCTTCGTACCGTCTCCGCTGCAGTGGCTCATGCAGCGGAAACCGAAGACCTAAGCGGTTTCATCGAATATGAAAAAATGTGCCGCTTGCTTGCCCGTCACCGCAAGGATTTAAAACAAATCCAATCGGCG